CCCATCGAGGAGCAAGCCGCACAGATGTGGCGCAAGCAGGTCAAGTTGGGGTACATGGACAACATGCAATTGAGATCCGAGACAGTCCTCAGACCCATGCTACTCTATTCATTCAACGAGAGGTCCTATGGAATTGACGGTGACATTCGCTTTCAGCCCAAGTTAGACGGAGTCAGGATGCTCGCCGGCTTCTCGGGTGGAGGTCTCCTATTACAGTCCAGGAACGAACAGCGAATTGAACATCTTACTCACTTGGAGAAGGCACTGGAAGGGAAGTTGGAGGAGGGCGAGTTCTTGGACGGTGAACTCTTCTGTAAGGACTTGGACTTTGAACAGATCACCAGTGCCGCTCGTGGTTCTGAAAGTCCCTACGCACCCAAGTTGGAGTTTCACTGCTTTGACTATTTCCGTCTAAGTCAACTGGAGATGCCCTTCATGGAACGCTACGAGAGGCTCAAGGACATTATCAGGCAAATTAACCACCCCATGATCAAGATTGTTCCAGCCTATCAAGGGACCGCCAAGGATGCTGACAAATATCATGACAAATTTGTGGCCGAGGGTCACGAGGGCGTGGTGGTGCGCGTGGCTGAAAGTCCTTACTTGCTCAATAGGCGCTCGTCCCAATGCATCAAGTACAAGAAGATGATGACCGAGGAGTTTGAAATCGTGGGCGCTGAGGAGGCAGAAGGCAAGGACCGCGGGACACCCATCTGGATCTGCGAAACCAAGGACGGCGACACATTCAAAGCCAGGCCTAAGGGAACCATGGAGAGCCGAAGGGAGTTGTGGAAGAACCGAGGCAAGTTGATGGGCGAGATGCTTACCGTGCAGTTCCAGGGACTCACCCAAGACGGCGTCCCTCGCTTCCCCGTGGCTCTCGCCGTAAGAAATTATGAGTAATACTAATATAATGGTTTCGCCAGAACAATTACACAGTCTCAGATTGTCACGTCCAAATCTCATGTTGATTCATGTAGGTTCTAAGACGCATTTCCAGAACTGCAGACTTCCCAACTCAATCAATTTCCCCATGGTAGAGTTCGATCGGATAAACGCTATCCTCGCCGGAGAAAATGACCCCAAGCGAATTCAAAAGAGGTCCCACGAGGAAATGGTACTTCGCGAACGTTCCGATCGCCTGTTGATGGCAAGAGGTAGGGTCATTGTCGCCACCGACGAAGCCAATAATGCTAGGGTGACTGAAAATGATGCCAGAATTGCTTTTGAACAAGTGAGACCGCTGAGGAACATAGAGCCCATGGAATTTGCCGAGAAGTCCAAAAAGTTTGAAAACGCAACCAACTTGAAGATCAACAAAGAGACTGACTTGGAGAGGGCGTTCCGGATGTATGACGCCGAGGTCGCCAGACAAAATGAACCTATTGTAATGCCAACAACTACCTCTGCGAAAGTAGAAGAAAAGCCAAATGTATACAAAAAGGTAACTTACATGGACGTGGAAAAGCGAGGCGAAGGACTTTTCTCTGGTACTGGTCGAACGTTCCCTGGATTCGACCAAGCCATAGTGCTCTACGGAAACAACAAAGAGTCTGTGGTGGCCAAGATGGCCAAGGTTCACATGAACAATTATGGATTCACCAATATCTTCGTGCTCGAGGACGGTCTAGAGGGCTGGAAGGACAAGGGTCTTCCGGTGGATGGGGTTTGTGATGTGATGTTAATTAGAGAATATATTCGTTAGTAGGATAAATGTCAGAAATTCGTGTTGAGAAACATGGGTTCGTACGTCTTGTCGATACAATGCCGAGGGAGGATCTTGACCACGCCATAGTGCAGTCCGCCCGCGTTTCGTATGGAGAAGGCACCAAGAGTGTTCGGAGTGACCGCGGACTTATTCGCTACCTGCTCCGTCACGCCCACACAACTCCGTTTGAGATGGTGGAGTTCAAGTTTCACATAAAGATGCCCATCTTCTTGGCTCGGCAGCACATGCGTCATCGGACTGCCAGCATCAATGAGATATCGGGACGCTATTCACAGTTGCCCGAAGAGTTTCACGTCCCCGCCGAATTCCGTGGTCAGTCCAAGGTGAACCATCAGGGTTCCGATGGAGTATTGGATTCTCCCGATTCCATGGTACTGCTAAGGGATCAAAAGGCTTCATGCGAACAGGCATTTGAAGTATATCAACGTTTGCTTGACCATGGAGTTGCGCGGGAAACTGCACGGGAACATCTACCTCTGTCGACCTACACGGAGTTCTATTGGAAGATAAACTTACACAACCTCCTTCACTATCTGCGTCTCAGGATGGACAGTCATGCCCAACCGGAGATTCAGTTGTACGCCAAGGCAATGTACGACCTCATAAAGCCACTAATTCCAGCGGTCGCAGAAGCCTACGAGGACTACATTCTTGGGTCCGTGACCCTTTCTAAATTGGACCTCGTGAAAATAAAGCAAAATCTTCTTGAGGGGGCGCATGAACCCTATCCTTCACAGAGTGAGGAACAAGAGTTTTTAGAGAAGCTCCATGTTCTTGGACTCGTCTAGATTTGTTAGGTGGCTTGTATCGCTCACCTGGTTCAAGTTGTCTGGATTCATAGGTCTTGGGTGGAGGAATGACCGGTTTTGATTTGGGTTCTTTCGGAACCACGACCTGTTCTTCTGATTCCTTTTCCTGCGAAGAGGAAGAAATGATTGACTGAATCCTTTTCCATGTTTCTTCGTCAAGTTCTCCGCCGCCCAGCTCATCTTCGCGGAATCCGTAAGAAAGGTAGATCGTCATGCGTTCTTCAAACGTCTTTCCTTCGAGTTCCGCGATGAGTTCTTGATATTGTTTGTTTGTGATGATGTGATATTTGTGCAGAGCCATGCCACATCCTTCCACCGGACAGGGTGGATAGTAACGGCGTGTGTTTGTATCACAACGTTTATGACATGGTTCATCATTATCACTTAGGCGGACATCAAGTTTATCAATTATATTTTTATTACATATTGAACATTTTGCTAAAGGAATGAGACTGAGACGGCACGCTTGATGAACGTGATGACCACAACGGACTTGTGCTTTACAGACAAACGAAATATCTTCTCCGCAGATGCTACACATTCTATTTATCTTCCACGTCTTTCCTTTAACGCTTCATCACGTGACCACACATCCTACAGGTGATAAATAAGGTCATAGGCTCGTCTGCAGATCGTGTCTGCTTCTCTACATAGGTTGTTTTCATAGACTTGCACTTACCACACTTGAACATACCGTCGTCGTACTCCTCAGGCTTCTTTTCGACCACCTCCTTCTTGGGTTCCTGATACCAAAGATCCCATATCTCCTTTGTATCGAAGGTGTTTGGCTTGAGTTCTCCACTCTTGATCCTGTCCAAAAACATAGACTTGTCGTTGTTGCGAATCGCGTAGATCAGTGATCGCATTCGGCTTGCGTAGAGACGTTTGAACTCTGGATTCTTCCAGTTTGCTCGCGCGTCGTTCTCGCTGACGATCGTGACATTTTTGAAAGGTTTTGGTATCTCGACCATGTAGTCGCCAAGATTAGATGAAATGTGTTCCGAGATCTTGGCATGCTCGGTTTTGAGTTCGTCATTTGCATGCTTCTTGGTCAAAAATGATGCTCTCTCTGCACGCTTCCAACATTCTTTGGAGTTGATGTAAATGTCCCGTTGTATATGAACCAGTTTTGACATCGCGCCCCTGCGAACTTGTGTGAGTTTAGCATGTATCTTCTCCATCTTGTTAAGACGATGCATGTTCAAAAGGTGTAAAAGCCTCTTGAGAATACGTTTCCTCTTGGTGATGTCAGGAAGGTTGAGGTATTCGTCTTCCTGACCGATGAAGATTTTGGGCTTGAAGGAAGGTCGGCGAATGAAGTAGCGTTCCAGTTTTTGGTTGATCATTGACAGACCCTTTGTCTCGTTTTCAATTTCTTCTATGTCTTTCTTGACCAAGAAGAGCTGTCGTTTTAGTCGTGCCTGATCCAGAAGCCTCTTGCTGACCTTTTGTATGGGTGGTGTAAAGGTCTCACCGACCATCTGGTTCTTGATAGCCAATAGACGTTCCTGCTTTTCCACCAACGGTGTCTTGCGCTTTACCGGACCACTGTCGGTGACGTCGAATATGTAGTTCCTCTTGGCTATATATTCCATCCACACCTTTGAGTTTAGTTTTTGTACCTCTTTTTGGGTTTCATTCACGTCCCCGGGCTTCATTTGCTTGATACTCCAGTTCTTGGAACCCTTGCTGAGGTGGGTGGCCAGTGCATCTGCCTTGGCTTCACTCACCAAACCAGAGGACACGAGCGCATTCGTCACGAGTGCGATGGATTTGGCTTCCATTTTGTTGTATGCCCAAGTGGATAATGTTTTCTCCCTGAATAATTATTTCAACTTCTTCACTTGTAGGGTTTGGGCGTTCTTAGTGCGTTTGACTTCATTAGGATCCTGACCCGGCTTCGTGGCTCCTCCGGCCTTTTTGTATGTCTTCTGGTGGAGATTCCAAAATTGAGACGAGCCGACTCGGAAGTTTGTGTGGATCTTGGCCTTGTACCAGAAGACACAGTCCTCAATCCGATTGGACTTGCTGGTGTTGTCCAATACCAGAACCTCGTAGTTTTCAGTGCACGCCGTCATCACCTGATTGAACATGTCAAAGTTGGGAAAGATTCCGAAGAAGGACTTGTACAACTTTTCACGATTCTGGATGACGTTCTCGCGGGCGATGAATACGTAGTCCACGTTGGCGCGGAGGTCGGGACTCAGGTCCATGCAGTACTGCATCGTCAGCATGAAAAATATCTTCCAGTGGCGTCCGTTCATGAAACACTGGCGGATGCACGAGTCTTTGAGGAACTTTCGGTCGTACATGCAGTCGTCCATGAGGATGAATGCACCAATGTCCCGTGAAGTCAACTCTGCCTTTCCCGGAGGAGGTTTTAGGTTCACCATCTTTCGCTGCCTGTCAATCACCCTATCAATGATGTCTCTGTCGTATTCACCATAGATAAACAGATCTGGAATGAACTGCTGATACCAGTGATTGCCTTCCTCTGTCGCCGACATCACAACCCCCGCCGGGAGATGCTTTTTGTGATATAGGATATCTGTCACCAACGTCGATTTTCCGGTCCCTCTCTTGCCAATGAACACGCAGACTTTGTCGTCACCCATTGAAGCGGGGTTGAATTTTTTGAGCTGAACATTCATATCTATTAGTTGCATGTATTTTTTGTAATCTTTTTTTAACACATCATAGTAGAATGCGGCTTGCCGTCACAGGATACCAAGACACCTTTTTGACCGGAGATCCGCAAGTCAGTTATTATCAAAAAATCTTCACGGGACGCGCAAGTTACACCTCTGAGAACATTCGTCTGGCATTTAATAATAATTTTAGATTTGGTAATTCAACAATATGTACAATAGACAATGACACATGTGATATTATCACAGGATTTTACCTTAATTTTAACTATGAAAATACAAGGTCTTTACCACAGGATATCGCTCATGCCTTTATACAAAAGGCCGAACTTATTGTGGGAGGTCAGACGATCGTAAGTTTGACAGGTGAATATATGGCATTAATGTCAGATTTAAAAGATTCATTAAGAATTCGCGAAAGTAATGATACTATTCTCAGACGCAATTGCACTCCATTGAGTTATGGTACAAACACAAATGCTCGACAATTTTTAGTTGAATTGCCTTTTTTTGGAAGAGGTTACACAAACGCATTTCCATTGTTAGCACTGAATAGGCACACGATTGAGGTAAGAATTACAATGAGAGAACAAAACGAAGTTAATAATTTGCCTATTCCTTTTGTTTTTCTTGATTTACAAGCAATCTATTTGTCAGATGAACATAGAGAATATTTTATGGGAAAACAATTAGATTATATAATTAAACAACCTCAACTGGCAAGCATCACATTAACAGATCTAAATCAAATTCGTTTTAAAACAGTAATTCAAAATCCCGTATCGGAGTTAATTCTTGTCGTGCAAAATGACTCTGGAACCTTGGGTGTTTTTGATTATTCTTCAGGTGTATCAGAAAACTATTCAAGCTATTTAAACGATCAAGTTACCAATTGGAAGCTATTCCTTAACGGGCAAGTTTATTTCAACTTGGATCAAATGTCCATGAGAGCCGTTCAGCCATATGAATACTACGGTAATACACCAAGTTATAAAATGAATTTGTTTAGCATAGGACAAACTGTTGGACCAATACCTTCAGGAACTGTCAACATGAGCCGCATTTCAAGTCAGATTTTTGAAATAACTCTGGTAAATAATAGCGTATCGCGTAAAGCAAGACTCTACGCGGTAAACTTTAATGTTTTCCGCTGCCAGGGCGGACTCGGTGGAACACTATTCGTCTAATCAAGCCTGATCTCACGACGCTTCTTGTCGGATGTTCGCATCTTGAAGAACAGACGAAGTACGCCATCCACGTAACTCGCCTTGTAACCCTCATCCGATACATCCACGTAACTGGGCAAATCGAATGAGGCACTTCGTTTATCTCCGTATGTCACAGTCACCTCGTGGTCATCCGAAGAAAGCGTCACGTGAATGTTGTCCTTGCCCACACCGGCAAGATGCATCTCAATCTCAAAACCTTCGTCCGTAGTCTGCGTGCGCTTGTATATATATCTGTCAGCCATTTTAGTGTTGAACTGCTTCTCCAGATTGGGAAGCTCGTTCAGAACCTTGGACGTCGTGTCCAGAAGGTCATAAAGATCGCCGTGCCGAAGAAAAGGTAAAAAAGCCATTGTACTTTATCTTGGAAGCTTTTCTTTAATTATCTTCCATTCCTCCCAGTCGGGTGATCTTGTGTCGGCCACGCAGACCTCTGCGATCAAACGGATCGGCGTTGGATACACAGGAGACACCTTGTCATAAGGATAGAATGAGTACAAGTGACTCATGTGAGGTGTGTGTTGAATCGGGAGATCTTCGACAGTGCACTCCCAGCCTGTCGCATGCAGGGGATCAAATTTGTACTGCTTTCCAATAAGACCGTACGGTTTGAAATCCACTACGTCATAAAGCTGTCCAAGATTGACAGGATCTGGGATGTCTTCGTGATTGGTCGATATGGTGATGTGGGGGATGTGCCTGAACTTATAGACCTTGGTCAGAAGACGACGATTAAGTGGCACAAGCCAGACAGAATATCCGTACATTACTATATATGCAGGATCTTTCTTTAAGCCAGAAGGTGAAGGTGGCACTCGCAATTGCACCCACCGTCCTGATGTTTGGACCCATCCCGATCATCCTGGTTTCAGGCGGATCCATCATGCGTCAAATAGTTAAACATAAAGTTCCAAGATAACAGTGTGAGTTCAAGCCCAGGTAGCTCGTTCTAGATGGATTTCCTGGGTAATTCACATTGTTCTCCGGTAGCTCATTAGGTAGAGCGTGAGACTGTTAATCTCAAGGTGATGGGATCGAAACCCATTCGGAGAGAGCACTACTTTTTTGTGAAGAATCACTTTTCAACAAAGTACCTTCGGGCCATATAGAAGCTGACGGCCACGATCAG